GAACTTTTCAACAGATCACGTTCATTTTATCAGAGATTTGATTGGTTACCATATGTGCCAGCATGTATTATCGATAGTAAATATGGTAAAATGGCTTGGTTATATATGAATAAATCAGAAATCATTGATGAATTCAAGATGTATAGTGTATACGTATGGGTAATTACATTTATGATGATCGTAGCTGGATATTTATTTATGACAAGTGGAATACGTATACTTATCAATAATATTATATGTTTAGTTATAGCATGTTTATTACAATATTCACTGATTAGTGTAGTACGTGAGCAATATTATATTAAACTTAGATATCGCAGGTCCTTAAATGATATTGAAGTTGATTATACAAAATATATGCTCAAAATAGCTCTTGCATCATCTGTAGTATTGGCTGGATTGTATAAATTAGCTCGTGCTATTAAGACATGGAAGACTATGCCGATTCAGGGCTCTCTAGAACCAAAGAGTGCTGAGGAAATTAATCAACGTGATAATGAGACGAATGTATGGACAAGTGTGGCTAAACGAGCATTACCTATAACCGATTATTCAAAAAGAATGTCAAATGATCACGTTGCAAATTGTGTCTCTAAGGCTTTGGTTTATGGATCTATACATTTGGATCATGAAACAGGAATGTTGAATGGTTTAATGTTGTCATCCAACGTTATGTTAGTTCCTGACCATTATTTTACGGAATTTGGAGATGATTTAGCATGTACATTTAGGAAGAACAAACCACAAACTAGTGGTGGTAAGTTTGCATGTAGATTATCGAAAAATGCATCTTATTTAATTCCAAATTCGGATTTGCGTGTATGCTACGTTCCTAATGGAGGATCATTCAAAAATTTGGTTAATATGTTTCCAGTTGAACATATGCCAAGTGTACCTTTTAGAATGTATTGGCGTAATAAAGATGGTGAAATGATTGTCGGTAAAGGTTTGAGTAAACCTGGTGTTGTACGAACTGTTAAATCATTCACAGGAGGTACATACCAAAATTTAACTATTGATACATTCAATGGTTTGTGTGGTGCTACTTTAGTGTCTGAGACTAATGGTAGTGTTATACTTGGAGTACACTTAGGTGGTCATTCTGGCACACCTAGAGGTTGTTTTGGTAGTATCTTGCAACAACAGCTTAAAGATGCCTTCGATGGATTACGTAAAATCGATGGTGTTATGTTAACTGGTGATGCAGGAAATTTTGAAACAGTGGTAATGGGAGTGCAGGTCGTTAATGACACACCATTACATAAGAAAAGTCCTCTAAATTACATGCCAGAAAATTCTCAAGTTGAGTACTTTGGATCGTGTCCAGGGCGTGCTATAACAAAAACAGCAGTTTGTGTTACACCAATTAGTCCATTAATTATGGACATCTGTGGTGTGCCCAATATTTATCGGGGACCAAAATTGAATCCTGATTGGTATGGATGGCAAACTTGTTTGGCTAATTTAGCTGTTCCAGCTGTTCCATTTCCACATGATTTGTTGTCTTTAGCTGTAAGAGATTATAAGGAACCTCTTATTAAAATATTTGCATCTAAATTGTGGAAAGATGCTCGTCCTCTTAGTGATCATGAAAATCTATGTGGCATACCAGGAAAGAAATTTATGGATGCTATAAAGTTGGATACATCTATAGGGTTTCCTTTGACAGGACCAAAACGCAATTATGTGACTGATTTGTTACCTGAGAAAGATAAGCCTAATAATCGTATTTTGGATGCCGCTGTAATGGATGAAATAACTCGTATTGAGGATTGTTATAAACGAGGTGAACGCGGTTATCCTATAGCTAAAGCTTGTAAGAAAGATGAAATTTTAACAAAGGATAAGTGCAGAATATTCTATGGGAATGCCATTTCACTTACTTACTTAATC